TTAACCATTGCTGATTTATCATAAGACCATACAGGTCTGTTTTGAACATTAGTTCCAACGTTTAAAGTCGTTGATTGGTTTAAAGTTCCTTTTGGTTGTAAGTATGCAATGCCATCATCGTCGTCATAGTACATCTGCCAATCTAAAATATTAGTAAGCTCAACGGCGTTTGTGAATGCTGTTCTGTGGTTACTAATCCATTTAGTAAGTGTTGTTGCCGTAGCCGTTGACGACGCTGTAAGTCCACCATAATCAGAAACTACAGTCTTCCAAATATCAGAAACAATACCAGCTTCAGTATCGATATTCTTATCCCACGATTTAACGATAGTTTTCCGCTTAAGTTTATTTAGTTCATTAACACAAACTAAAATAACATTAACTCCATCTTTTCTTATTTCAAGAGTTTCGCCTTCAAAGATTTTTTTATCTGTCGAAGTTATAGCACCCCTATAAATCTCAACATCATAAGTAACATTATTCTCGTCGAAATCAAAAACATCCAGTATATTCTTATTTAAAGTTATGATTGCGTTCGTTAGACTCTCGTTGAATTTTCCTATACGTTGCCACGTTACAACGTACGACGAAACATCAACCGAGTTCAAGGTTACTTTTTGAAGAGTAGGGAAAGCCATATTTAACTACCCACCACGAACTTAAGATTAAAATCTAATAAAGTAGGCTTTCCTGTATTCTCTGTGAAATTAACACTTAATACAACTCCGGTCGTAGTTATGAATGTTGTTCCATTATAAGTTTGAGAGTCATAATTACTTGTGAGCGTTATAAGTTTTTGATTACCATTAATGAAACTTTCTAGAACTTGTTTCTTTGCTAAAATATCAACAACATCATCTCCTTTAAGAGTTCCGGTTAAAGTTATTGTTTTCTTTGAGCCATTAAGGTCTATTATGATTACGCTAGTTGGTGCGGTTCCTGGCATTGGATCAGCGTCAGGCGACGAAGTTGTTGACGAAGCAACTGATGTTACTTCTCCATCCTCGAAAGTAAAAGACGTTGAACTTCTTGTAAGTGTTATTGATGTCATCTTGATTTCCTCGCTATTATTTTCTTGATTTTAGTTTGTGCATCTATGAACATTTCATCAAGCTTAGCATTGACTGAGTTCTTTAATTGGTACGCTTTTTGTCGGGCTGTGAGTGATGTCATAATATTAAATGTTGACGTTAAGTCTTTTGACTTTTCTAACGGATCGTCAATTTTCATTTGTTCGTTAGTTGCTTTCATGATCGAAACTTGTGGATCATACGCTTTTTGAATATTAGATTTTATCTCCGCTAGATATAAATCTAAATTAGGATCGTTAATTTCTTTGGATAAACTTTCAGTAGTTGTTATAAATATGTTTCCAAGTCCAGCGGTTAAAGTAGATCTAACGGATTTATACATTTCAACAAATCTTTCACCGAATGGAATCATAGCAAAAATTGGATCTAATAAATCGAATATTGAATCCATAATAAATGTCGCCATCTTAATTTCGAGATTTGTAAATAATGCCATATACCCAGTCATTGTGATCGCCATACCTTTAGCCATATCTTGAAGCGCTCCGCCCGTGTCTCCTATTTCTAGCTTACCAGCTGCGCTACGATTCGCTAATAACATTAATTGCATGAATGGTCTCATTATCTGCTTGACGTAGATCGCTACCGGTTTTAAAATTAATAAAACTGGCAATAATAAAGCTGTGATAACATCAGATATTGGCATTAATAATAATTCAATTATTTTAGTTATTTTATCCACTAGAGCAAAGATTGTTTTGAAAGCCGAACCTACTGATTTAATAATATCAAACATTCCACCAATTCCAAGCTCATCAAAAACTCCAGCGATTGCATTAGCCATAGTCTTGTATATCTCCATAAATATTTCTCATTGTAGATATTCCGTTACTGAAAGGCGCTTTTAATATTTCAATACTTATATTCCCAACAGTTTTCCAGAATGATGTCTTTGTTGGCTCTAATTCAGCTTCAAACTCTAAGTTGTTTAGATCCGTAACCTTACCATCAACAGCATCTATTATTTTATCAAAAGCATTAACTAAAGTTTCAGAAGTATTATCACCAAACTTAATAATACCATCTTCTAAAAATCCACCAGCTGCCGTTATAATACCTTTAGCGTTCCCTTCCAGAACAATCAAACTCGCTGCGAAATCTTCTTTAACTTTATCGTCTACGAATAAGAAAACATTATCCATAGCTTTTACAAAATTTAAACTAAATTGACTTGTATCAATATCTAAATCATTACCAGCCTTAACAACACCTTTAGCAATGTCACAAACCGCATAGAACGATAAATCATCCATACCAGTATTGATGGCTTCTATTCCTTTAGTCGCAATCAAATCGCCAAGCGATGGCATAAATATTCCAACAAGTGACCCAATCAAAGTCACTAATATATTAGCAAGTAGTTTAATCGTCTCACTGAATAAAGTTATTATAACTGTTGATATTCCTCCGATTAATGATTGAACACCAAGCGCAAAGAAAGCGGTGTCTCCAGTTTGTACACCTTTAGAAAACATCTCCATAGCAAGTCTTGTAAAGGGCAACATAACCTGCCTAACGGATAATGCTATTGGTTTTATTACCAATAGTAAAGGTAATAACAACGAAACTATTACGTCGGATATAGGGCTTAAAATAGCTCCTATAACTTTGACAATCTTTCCAACAATGTCAATCAATCCTTTCATTGATGCTAGAATTTGAACGACAATAAGAACAACAGTTCCAATGCTTAAGGCTTTTAGTGCCGAACTTATAACGTCACCAATACTGTTCATGATACCACTAAGTCCGGACGTAATACTTTCAACTCCTTCTGTAGCACCAGCTATACCAGAAACACTATTTCCACCTTTTAGGTTGACATCAATTGTCCATTTATCTACCATTTTTACATAAACATAAAGAGAGGATTTTTACGGATTACTTCTCGATATACCTCGCTGAACATTTCAACATCGTCAGCGTTTTCTTTTCGCAACTCTGAAGGTCTACATGAAAATAAACGACACAACAAAGCTTCGTTAACTATCTTCAAGGCTCGTCTATCTTTCGAGACTCCACGAGTGGCGAGTATTACTTTTTTTGAAGTAATCTCGACGCTTTGTCCATATTATTATATGCTAATATTTTACTAAATAAAAACTCTCCAGTTTCTGTTGATAGGTTTTCAATACTATCGAAATCAGTAGAAAAAGGAGCTTCCATAATTCCATAAACTAGAACGTATGCTCTATAAGACGCTAGATCAAAAGTAGACTTCTGTGTTTGAATATCTATCTGAACACTTTTAGCTGATAACTTATTTTTATCGCCATACGAAAATTTTTTAATTTTAACTACTTGCTCGGAATCTAATCCTGCAACATTCTTTAATTCTTTCATTTTTACAATTACCTCTTGGATTTATTTAAAGTTATTACTTAATAACTTTTATTGATCGATTTCAGTTGCTGTTAAGCTTCTTGCATCGAATGTGAACTCTTCCATTATAGTTTCGTTTAAGTTATTAGTTCCACTATATTGTGATGGGAAAGCTCCAGTAAATACGAAATCAATTGAGTTAGTGCCATTGGTAAATCTCAAACCTAAAGTTGCGGATTCAACTCCTGCTTTTATTAGATCTAAAACAGTATCATCGACGTAGGCAACTGTAAATTTAACTTGATAATCTAATCCTTTGACAACTCCAAATTGACCCTGAACGGTTCCGATTCCTGGTTTGATTTCTGCGTTTCCAGTAATTGTTAAATCTACACTATCAATAACGTTTGGCAATGCTGAAGCGTTTGGAATTTCAATACTACCACCAACGAAAGTATAAGGAGCAGTCGTGCTTAGAGAAACGTTAGATTCTAAAACTACGCTTTTATTATATTTCATTGATACAAGATCAAGACTACAAGACAAAGCTTCACCAACCGATGATTTAATTCCAATACTATTAAAATAAGTTCCTAATAATAATTCGTTTCTATCAGTTGTTGCATTGTTTAAATTGCTTGATATTGTTATTGGTGTTGGACTATTACCCTTAACATAAACCAAAGGAGCGCCCGAAGTTCCAGTTCCTGAAACTGCACCTAAGATATATTTTAAGAAATGAAAGTTTTGAGGTTCTAATTCTATGCTACAACTTACTTGTTGAACGCCAGAAGTTTGGAAAGCTGATTCTCTTCCACCGCTTACTGAACCTGCGAAACCTCTATGCTTGATAACATTATTATTTAAAGTTGGTGTAAATGATTTAACCAGACCAAAAGTTGTTGCTATTGTTCCTGCTTCTATTCCTGCTGATGCTTCTTCTCCGTATAATAAAAATGAATCTTGACCTGCTACTAATTCTGTATTTGCCATCTTAATATCCTCCGATTATGATTATTCCTAAAACTATTAAAGTGATAATATTAACAACGTTTACCATAGTCAAAGTTTTAGTTGTCTTCTTTGTTTCTCTTATTAATATATTCAATAGTTGGTTTGTTTTTTCTAGTTGTTTTTTCATTGTTACATCTTCTCTAATAGTTTAGAAATCAAGAATTTTAATTCTCTTAATTCCTTGTGAATTGATTTTAAATAATCTAAGTTCTGTTCTTTGAACTCGTCATCAGTTATTGATTTCATAGTTCAAGATACTCCTTAGATTAAATATACGTGTGAATATTTTATCCTCATCAGTTAGACTCGGAAGATCGCTACCGATACCAATAGGAATAATGTGATTCAAATAATAAAAGTTATTACGATTTACGACGATAGCAGTTCTAAATATTTTTCCATAAGCTTTAAGGTTAGATCTCTTCTCGCCGTACATATTAACTTGAATATCAACATCAGAAGACATAGCATTACCAAATCCTATATCGGCAGTGTCGATACTAATAAAATCGAAACCAATTCTTGGAAAGCTAGACATCTTTAAATCTGGACGTGGAAAATCAGGATATATTTTATCGCCAGTTCCATAGTCATAAGTTATATTAATGTTGTCAACTCCAGTCGCTGGAGCGCTTGTAAAAGTTACAATGCCAGAAGAATAATCAACTAGATAATCAAGACCAAAGCTTTGATTAACTGCGCCGATAGTTATAGTCTTAACGTTTTTCAATCCTGAATTAGAAAGTGTAAAATTAACTTCTGAATCGTCTCCGCTAAAATCTTCTGTTACTCTAGTAACTCCACGCTCGGAAGTACTAAGTATATCAGAGTTTCTTAGGAATACCAAAAACTCATTACTCATTTCGTCTGAATCTATAACACTTGTCATTTTATATGTTTCTTTAATATTCGTGGAAAGTCTTTCTTAAGTATCGGTCTCACGAATGGATGTGGGGTTGTTCCATGTTTCTTAATGTAAAAAGCCAACGCCCACGCAGAGTCTTCGTCGCCCCATTTATCCTTGCACCATTTCTTTAAAGCATCAACGGGTGGCATGTGTGGAGGACTTCCGAACTCTAAATATTGACCATAGCTTAACATTGAAATAACGAATTTATTGTCCTTCTCAACATAAACTACTTTGATTGATTGTCTAAGACCAGTGTCGTGTACTGGACACTTTTCTTTAAGCTTAAGTTCAAGCTCGTTTTTAATTAGGAAAGCTGTTCCTTTATCAAGCGCCATATAAATACAACTCCGCATACTTATAGACAGCCGTTTCATTGTTGCTATCCGCATACCGAGTTATAGGGTTCTTGAGCAAGTAAGTTTCACTGTCAAATACGATCTTATCATTATCTTTTAATGTTGCAGTTGTTGGCTTGATTATCATATAAGCGTCGCCTTGTTCAACACGTCCGGCTCTGTCATTTTTCCAATCCTTCTTACGTCTTAACGCAACGGCTTTGATCACCGACGCTGTTGTATAAGTTAGAGTTTCCTCACCATTGAAGTCTGTAACTTTGGTTACAGCGTAATGACTAACGTCACGATCCATCTTTTCAATGACGTTGTAAACTGCAGAGTTTCGAACGAATGTTACTGCCATTTTAATTAAATTTGTAATATTTAGGTAGTTGTGGAAGTATGCTATCAAGTTGTCTTCGTAATTGTAATGCAACTTCTCTGATGTTAATGTAAGGTTCACCTAACGATCCACTTAACTCTGGTAAACTAAAACTCGTAACGTCATCGAAAGTTCCGCCTATTAATTGAACCAGTGCTGCGAATCCTGCCCAGTTAATTATTGCACGTTTAACTATTCTCTGAGTTGGATAAGCTCCATACCAATATGTCATATCTACTAATTGTGGATAAGAGTTCTCGAACGTAACTTTTTCAGCCGTATTCTTAAGTTGTAACTTACCCGTAGAATTATATTGATAAACGTTAGATGTAGTAACGCTTGTGCTATTAACTGTTAGAGATTCTAATCTCAATAATGGAAAGTCAGGAGTAAAGAATACGTTTGTTCCAGTTCCATCGAATAATTTTGAAGTTCTAGGATTAACTCTGCTATCTTTGCTTATCGTGTATGGCGTATAAACTACATATAGTTTGCTTGTATTATCGGGATTAGTACTCCAATCGTTTGCTATTGTTAAGGTTGTTGTCGATGTATTTGTAATACGTCTCCATTGACCCGCACCCGTACCGCTTTCGATATAAACATAATAATCATTATATTGATCAGCTTCAAAAGTACTAGCTGCGAATACGGCTGTATCGTCCGTTGCGCTTACCACTGTTAATAAAGTGGAATCGTTATCTAAGAAAGCAGTTTGACAATAACGTTCAACCCATGCTTCAGCGTCATAAATATGTTCCTGGATTTGAGCGTCAGTTATTCCAGCCGTTACTAATTGTGCATCATCAACACCAATAACACGCTGTACATCATTAACACTTATTAAAGACATTTATTTATTACTCCGTACAAATAACTTTCCATCCTTATCTGCTAATATTTCAAATTCTTTTTTGACTTTAATATTAGCTTCAACTTCAACTTTAGATTGTAATTCTAATATTTTATTAACTCTAGATCTTTCAAGTCTCAAACTCTTAGCTTCTTTAAAACCTAAGTCTTCTAATATTTTGATTTGTTCAACTTTGTTTAATTTGTATAACTCTTCTTTATTCATTTTGGGCTTCCTCCATGTTTTTTTTAAAATAAAATAAAAAATAAAAAAATTTATGCTTTAGTTCCTATAACATGTATAACTACTGCACCAGTTGCTGATGTGCTGAAAGTTATTTTGTTACTCGCTGAAACCACTGCGTTTACTGGAACACCTGCGATCGCTGCATGAACTAAACTAATATCACTAAACTCAGATAAAACTACCCAGTCATTTTGTGCTGCAATAGTTGCTGAGAATACTCCGCTATGTAAACCTGAACCACCGCTTAAAACTGCTGCGTTATGAATTTCTGACCCTACGAATGTGTCTTCTATTAAAGCTGCTGTCATTTTAATTTTCCTCCTTATCTATATATTATAATTCCGAATACATTAGTTGTATCGGATCTAGTCATAGTCAATACGTTTGTTGCAAGAGTAGCAGTTTCATCTGTGCCATCTGCGTCTTTCAAACTATATGCTAATATTTCACTTGCGTTTGATATTGTAATTGTGTCATTTTGTGCTGCTCTCGCAGTTGCAGATAAATATCCGATTTTAATCCCACTATTGGAAGCTCCACCTAATTCAGCCACTCTGTCAACAGTTGCACTTGTATTTGTAGTCATTTTGATTTCCTCCTATGATTGCATAAAATAAAAAATAAAAAATAAATTTATGCGGATATTTCAGTTACGGATGCACAGAAACTCGTATTTCTAATAATCAAAGCTTCATATATTTTCAACATGAACTTTTCACTATCATTAGTTTTTGCCAACTTTTCGAAAGTTAAGTCCTGAAGTACTCTCATCTCAACAACACTCATGTCTAGGAAATAAATTGCTTTACTACCTGATACATTACTCATGTACATTGATGGAATTACTGGAATTTGTCCAACCATAGTATTTAATACAATAGTTTCAAAGCCCCAAAATACTTTCTGAACTGCTTGTAAATACCCAATTTTAGCGTTCAATAGACCTAATAAATCCTCGTAAACTCCACTTGAACAAACTGCTAAGTTTGGTCTACCACCATCATCAAAGGCATTTCTAATCGCAGTATTAACGTCGTCTAAACTTAAAGCTGCTGTATTTTTATCTACAGTATTAGTTGCTGCCATTAATTTAATAATTCCGGAGAATTGAGTTGCATCAGTTGAAACGTCACCATTAACGATTAGAGATTCTTCTTTTTCTTTAAGCGCTCTAGTTCTTAATAAGATTTCCATTTGCATTGCGTTACTTGCAGAAGCATTTGAGAATCCACCATTTGAACCTGAACCTGCAAATCCTTGCATCATATAAGATGGCATAGCTGCGTTCATTTGTCCCGTTACTCTACCAACCGCATAAATGTATTTGATTGCAGTTGAGAATCTGTCATAAGTGTCAGTTTGTTCGCTTAACGCAGAATCTTCAACTAAAGTTGTAGCTCCGCCTTTAGCAGTTACGTTGTTGTAATCTGCAGTAATTCCGGCGTTGGAAACACGTGGGATTACTTCTACTAATGGAGTGTATTTTCTAGTTTGATCGATAACTTTTGGATCAACATATACAGGGATCATTGCATATCCTGCAGTTCCTGGTCCACCCGCAGTAGTACCTAAAGCTTTCATGGAAGCTGCGATTCCTTTTTTCAAAGTTTCATTTAATTCTTCTCTCATATCGTTACTTTTGAAACCAACAGAGTCTGCATAAACAGTTCCGTTTGCTAAAGCTCCGAATGATTGTGCATAAGCATCAGCGTTTAAGCCTGATTTTAATTGTGTAATTTCATTCATTTTAATTTTCCTCCTTAATTTAAATTAAATCCCAGATGTTAATATCTTTAGACTCAACTGATTTTTTTTCAACTGGTTCAGGAGTAGTTTCTATCATACTCTTGAATTGTGGTTTATTTAAGATTGCCTTTAGTTCTGTATTTTCAGATTCTAATTTATCTAATCTAGATTTGACTTCAGCGTCATCATTTTCTTCTTCTTCTTCATCTTTAGTCGGTTCGGAATTGTCACCTTTTTTTGGTGCTTTTTCGTCTTCTTCTTCTGCTTTTTCTTCAACCTTTTCATCTTCTTCAGGAACTGCCTTAAGTTTAGTAATTTCTGCTTCTAATGATTCGATTTTAGATTTTAATTCGTTAATATCATCCATTTTCATTTCCTCCTTTATTGACTTCATGAATACTCGATCCATAGTAGCATTTGGATTAACTGGATTGCCAGTAAGTGCTACATTAAGAAGTTTTATTTTGTCTAATAGTCTGACAGTCACGCCATTAACTACTTTATCAACCTTATTTATTGCTTTGTAAGTAACACTAAAAGCATCTAAGAATCCTTTTTTAATGGATCCCCAGACGGATTTAAAGTCCGGACTAGAATCGTTAAGTAAAGCTTTAACATAAATGCCCTTATCGTCTTTCTTAGCTTCAACAATCCTAGCGATCGGAACTTTGTTAATTTTCTTAGCGCCATCTTTGAAAGACTCATGCTCTACATCTAACTTTATGTTGCCAGATTTTATTTGGCATACCATATCTTTCATGCACTCGTCAGTAACTACGTCATTGACAAGATCGACATCGCTTGTAGAAATATAACCAGTAATATAATAATCCTTTTCACCATTGGATTTAGTTTCAACATTGAATAATGTATCATTCGTATAAAATTTATAATCTATCATATTAATATACTCCGCTTTTAATCTTTTTAAAAGATTTTAAAAAGTACATAAGGCAAGACAATGGTTAAGATAAAAATGAGCGTGTAAAACATTCCTTTTACTCGTTGATAATCGTCGTACATTCCAACTTTCCCATTGCCATTAATCTTTTTATCTAGTCTCATAAGTATCGTGTGCATCTCAGAGATTTCAGATTCCATTGTGCATTTACATTCATTCATTCTTTTATTTTGTAGTAATTATGTACCATATAAGAGATAAAGCCGAACGCTGGAGCCAGAGCAACCGCTGTTTCTTTTGGTAACCACTCAGTATAATTATTTAATAAATACAGAACTGCTGGAAGTCCGTAAGTTATAGCATTATTCTTTAGTGATTTAAATGCACCTGTTGTTAATTCATAATTGATTTTCTTCTTTGCCATTTTGATTTCCTCCTACTCATAAACTAAAGTTACTTTACTTGATTGTGTTGTTATCTGTATCGTTAATCCAATGCTAAATTGTAATCCAAAAAAGTTCATATCGTACGGATTTACTTTTTTCTCCATAGAACCACTATTAAAGATTTCTCTCCCACTGGCTACGGTATTATCGTATATAATTATTACACTATTTGCAACAATGTCACTCAATACAATCCCTTTCAAGATACCCGCACCATATTTTAATATAGTCCCTGATACTTCTCTGGAAGTTGGATTAGTTTCTAATTCACCTTGTCTTGCGATATACATTCCAACTAATCCATACATCTTTCATCTTTTCACCTTGCTCGTATCTATAACAACCTCAGTTCTACAATTTCCACTCCAAACAACTTTACCATTTCGTCTAGTTAAAAGTGTATGATTTCTCGGTAACTGAACGCAGTAAGCAAAACCTTCATATTTTACATCAGTGACTTTAATATTCTCAAGTTGTGCTTCTTTACTATGACACTCCGTTATTCTATGTATATTATGATTTATTTTATATTTACCATTTCTAAATTGAACTTCCTTACCTTTAGTATTCATTAGATAAAAACTAGAACGAGAACCGACTTTTATTAATAACTCGCTTATATCATCTGCCATAGATTTACTAGATGTAAAATATCCTTTAGTATTGGAAAATTGTTGTCCCTTCCACAGTTTCCCCTGCTTATCATGTCCATCACCTTTACAAAATGAATCTAAGAAATATCTTATAATTTTAGGAGTAGATTCTTTAATTATATTTGGAATATATTTCTCGTGAGATTTTCCAAATTGTTTTAAATAATTCGCAAGTGGTGGATGTATAAAAGTAATAGTCATATCATAAGACTTGTATGTTATACCCATATCTTCCAATAAACTTTGTATCTCTTCGCACTTGTCTAAGTTTACTTTTCTTGATTGACATATAACTACCCGATTACGTGTGCAACATCCCTCGGATAAATACCAACCCATAAAGGCTGCAAAGTTCTCGGGAGTAAATCCAAAATCATTTTCTAATACCTTGCCCTTCCATTGAGAACTGCGGTAAAATGAAGACTCTGGTGGTAATGAATCCGCTCGTGTGAAATTCCATACCTGTCGTTTCATTCGTTTATCCCATCTCTTTTTATATAACATATTATGATTATGAGTTACTTTAAGGTCAAAATTAATATTTTTAAAATGTAACATCTTGCCAGGCTTGTGTTTGTACAATTCAATTACAGGTAAATATTCTAAGTCTAAATTTTCTCTCTTCAACGATAAACATAAATCATTCAATTTTACATCGCTAACTAACTTCCAACCTTTACTTGTATATATCTCAGTTTCGTCATCGTAAGAATTCGGATGAAAAGGAGGTTGCATCGTCGTGTAAGTTTTATTATTAACACGAACACTAAACGGCTTATCGATTGGTATTGACTGCTCTTGTGTTCCGTACTTTCGCATCTCGGCTTTACAAATATCAGACGTTCTGTTATCATTAACAACACTTAGATATTTTCTTAAACCTTTAAGCCCTGATTCTTTTGCGCCGTCGAATGTTCCTTTATTGGTTGCTCTTGATCTTTCGGTTCGTAGCATCATATTAATACGATCGTTCCAATTGAATCTTGATGTATTCTTACGATTGGAAAAAAAACCCGTTAGTCTTTTCTTGATCATAGCGTTAGAATCTCCAGACGCAACACCACGCATTAATTCTGATTTAAGTTTGTTCGTCATCTCTTGATCGAAGTCTTTAAAGTTTTCCTGTACCATAACTTGTAAATTATTAATGGCTTCTTGATTTGGCTGTATATTCATATCTAGTGCTATTTCTGCCTTCTCGAAACCTTTTTTATACTGACCTTTTACAATATCAGCGATAAGAGAATTAAATTGTTGCATTCCAAATAATGTCTCAACTTTAGAAATTAAACTATTGATAAACTCAGTTACTGTCGCCATCTGGTTCCAGCTCCTCTTTGAGTTGTTTTGCTACTTCTTTAATGCGATCCTTGATTGGTTGAAATGGATCGGCTTCCGCTTTTTCTTCGTTGCCGAAAGGATTGTCATTTTCGTTTTCTTCTTTTTGAGCTTTCAACTTTTCTAGATCTATACCCTCTTCTTCCGCCACCATCTCTGCTGTCTTAATGCCCATTCTGATTTGTTGCTCTAGTAATGTATGACGCTTAAGATCTAAGTCAAGATCGTAATCATTGAATTTAAATTTATAATATTTTCTAAGTGATGGAATTGATATAGTCTCACCAATATCGTTCGTGTGATCAATATCTTCAATCATAATTTCATTCGTGATCTTATATTCAATAAGAGTAAGTAAAGGCTTTAAAGCTTTCTTTGCGTTAATACGCTCCTGTGATTCACTGCTCGATTTATTAACCGAGTCCGTAACACCCATCTCATTAGCATTAACACCGAAGCAACTCCATAATATTTTAGAAAACCATTGTTGCTGAGATAAGATTTCTAACTCTGCAGGCTTGAAGTTGAAATTAACAAAGTCGGCTTTGTAACTTGTGATTGGTATTGCGCCATTGATGTTTCTAG